AATTATTCCGATTCACTTTGAGGGCCATGTGATAGGTAATTTGAGGGCTGATATTATTGTAAACAATGAGAGTATACTAGAGTTCAAGACGATCAAGACTCTCAATGATCAAGCTGATCTTCAGGCTCAAAACTATCTGATTCTGACAGGTCTGAAGAAGGCATATCTGGTAAACTTTCCTCCGTTTCCGAATCGTGAGGTTGAGGTTCGTTGCATTGCATTAGGATCATTAGAGGAATCAGTTTAGCTAACATTTTATAGAAATCTTTAGATTCATCATGATATTTCTTAGGGTCACGGAGACCATCGGTTAATATTTCTTTAGCTCTGTCTATATGAAAAACTGCCTCATCTAAACAGAACTGTTCATGTTCATTCATTAGTTGAAATAATACCAACTTCTTTAAGTCTTTGGACATATTGGACATGTATCAATTCTAGGAAAACACTTCGACACACACACAAAGTGATCACATTTTCTAAACTTGACACACTTCCTATTATCTAGACACATGGGACATTTCACGTCATCTTTAAACTCTAGTACTTCATTCTTGAATCTCCAGAAACATGGACTGCACACCTTTAGACCTGGTTTCATCATTTTGTGACATACCTCATAGTTTGGACAGTTCATATAATTTAAAAGACTTCTATATCTTTAAATTGTTGGTATAAATTCCCATTGTAGGTCTCTACATATATTTTTCCATATTACATCTTGTTGATATAATTTTTCCTTAGACTTCAATAAAGGAAAATACTGGAGATATTGATCTTCCTCCAATAGTTCACAAAACTTGTATAAAACATAGGAATAACTCAAAAAGTTCTTTCTTTCAGATGGACAATTATCATCAAATGGTTTTTGTATATCCTTGAACATGAGTCTAAGTCTCTCTTCTAGCTCTATTGGCATGTTTGGAGCTTTGATTCCATTTAATGTATTTGTTATGTACGGTACATGCTCATAATACTTATTTAACCTTAATTTTTTCAATAATCCCCTAATTTTAGCGTGTGTAATTTCATCGAGTTTCTTTATTTTTATCTTTTTGAGTTCCGTTCTCAATTGTTCTACAACTTCATCTGGAATATTCGTCATTTCCTGGGCCTGAAATTGACTTAACCATTCATTGAAATGATTCTCTCTCTTATAACAATAATTGATAACCTTTTCAGATGTTTCTTGTTCCTCCCTATAAGTAAGTTCTTCACTGATTAGAACGGAAATGATTATACCACATGAATCACAAACCAAATCACTCGTATTGTGAAAGTGTATAACATTACTATTAAAACATGTAGGACACTCTTCGATTATACGTTCAGTTGGTCTATAAACCTTCTTATTTTTTTCGACATCTATCAAATAGTCCCTAAAAATATCCTTTCGTTGAAGACCAATAGTTTCTTTCACATTGAAAACGTTATCTGTATTCACCATTTCTTGTGTTTTTTCATCTGTATACTGATTCATAAATGGTAAACACTTCATGAGATAGTCTGACATTTCAGACTCATAACGCCTTCTGTTTTTAGGATCATTCTTTATAAGTTCAGACCAATTTTCAATTTTATTGGTATATCTACTTAAAAAGTTTCCTTCCATTATAAGTAATAATGTTACTTAAACTTTTAAGTTCAATTTTATATTTTTTCAAACAATTGATAACTCCTAGAAATTATAGGATAATATCAGAAGAGTTGGAATATACAATTGATCATGAAAAAGATTATGAAGTAAACGATGATTTCTGGAAATCTGAAAGTAAAGACTGGACAGATGGCATTCTATACAATTTTTATCTACCTGTGACAGGTCGTAACTTTAGAAATACAATAGTTCCTAAAAACATTACAAAATTAATACTTCGTATCGAATATTGGTACGATGGAAGGGTTTATAAAGCTATCACAAATGACATAAACTTTGAACCTGGTAAAGCTGAAAGTAATATAATGAACTTTACAATTCCTTTGAGTAAAGCCTGGTTAGTGGATCATGATGATAAACCAATTGTAGACATTACTGATAAGGTGAAAAAATACGCAGGACCTCGAAACAACTTTCACGGTCAAAAGGTAGCTTTGAGAGACCTTGTTTATTATACTGAAACTACACTACAGAAGAAATACCCAAAGATAATTCTTACGAACTTAATCGGTATGAAAAAAACATTGTTTACACTTGAACATTTCACAACTGATCTTCGGGTAAGTTAAGTTCTCCAGTATTTGAGATGTGAACATTTCACACATCCTCTTCAGGTAGGTTAGCTGAGAGATAGAAATTAAGTGCTCCGAGATTTGCAACGTTATACTTTAGAATTAGAAATCTGTTACCACTTTCCTGCATAACTTGCACAGACGCACACATACTCGTCGCCTTTGCAAAAATATTCAGGTATCTGAGTGAATATATACCCTTCATTTCTTCAGTTTCATCTGGGCACTCGATGATCGTCTCTTGATTTGCAAAGTCGCCTTCACATTTAAGTTTGAGTTCTTTACCAGAGCGTGTAATTTCGATATCACTACCGATATTAGACATGTCTCTACAGAGTCTCTGAAAGTCCATTGAGGGGAGAGTTGTCATACTCGTCATCTCAACATCTGGAACTTCAAAGCGACTCTCATTGATATCAAGAAGTTTGAGTTGAAACTTCGTACGAGTTTTTTTCACTTCACTCGTGATCTCTATATCCATATATTCTTTCGAATTAATTTCGATCGTTAGAACGTCATTATTTGTAATAGTTTTTAAGAGTTTAAACGTGTTAGAAATGTTAATACCGGCTATTATTTCATCACTGATACACGAATATTCTTCAAAATTGTCCGCTGAAAGATACATATCAATCAATGAAGTTCTTGACGTATCGAGTGTCACTATATACATTCCATCTGGTTTGAAGTAAATATTGACATCATTGAGAATATCTTTAAGTACTTCAAATGTCGACTTTATTGCAGACGCTTGAATTGTTACCAATTTCATAACTACTGTTAATTCGTTTCAGACCTTTAAATATGTTAAGTCTGATCTGTATAGGCAACTCCTTTACTCACATCACGACCGATCTTTTCCTCTAGTTCCTTTGTCATCGCGGGTTGTAGAGATTGTCCATAGTTGTCTAAAGTAAATATATCACTATCACCTTCATCACCTTCGAGTGTTGTCATAGAACAAGATCCCGAAAAACCCCAGTTAGAGACCTCTTTGTTTGGTAATAGAGAGTCTAGCCAGTTTTTTATTTCTGTACCAACAAGAACTTTCCCATTCTTCGTCAACATCGTCGGGACCCGGTTAATTTTATTTCTATAGGCGGGTGGTATTCCCTGTGTATTAACGTTGTGATATTGGACCATCTGTTTCAACTGTGGTTGTTTTGCTATATATTCGATAATATCCATAGAGTGTTTGCATCGTGGGCTATAAACCAGAAGCGACATCCTAATATGTATACGGTATTTTCTAAAAAAAAATTAACGCATACTAATAAAGATGAGACTACTTTTGATAATTAGTCTCCTTGTGATTGTCCTGTTGCTAACCACGAAACGTGAACCATTTACAGAATTGTTTGGTTTTTCAGGGTACAAAACCCCTGTGAAGAATGTAAAGTTTAATGACACCAAACCAGATATGACTGGTTATAATCAGGCGGATGCAGACGTTAACAATGATATGATGCAGGAGTTTGTTCTTAAAGCGAACCAAGAAATCACGAAAAGAACTGGTCTCTGTACCTACATTATCGAGACAACTTCAGTAAAGCGTTATATTAATGAACAAGGAAAGCAGCTATATGAATGTATGTTCATGACTGTAAAAGATAGTGGATTCGCCTTTGGCTTCTCTGTTGTTGCTTCTTATGAAATTGTTAATGGAAATATCAGTATTGTATCATTACGTTCTCAACCACTGGATGTTCAAACTGTTTCTAATATTAAACCTTTCGTTGATGGTGCATATGGCGGTAAAGAGTTTGTTAAGTATGAACTTGTTAAGGAGGCTGCCGTTCCTACTATAAGTGAGTTAGAACGGGCTAAAAATAAATTACAGTAATTATAATGATCAGTATCAATGATGTGACAAAAATTGATAATAAGAGAAAACAAATGCGAAAGGAAATATATATACGTATTTACGAGCAGTTTTCTCGTAAACTAAAACAGTCTGTAGAATTAGGTAATAAACAGGTGTTTTTAACGGTACCTATGTTTGTTATTGGTTATCCAACTTTTGATAGATCTTCAGCCGCTAGGTATATAGCACGACAACTTAAATTGGGTGGATTTGATGTGATACTTATTAGTGAGTTTGATTTACATGTTTCATGGAATATACCCAAAAAGAATAAAGAAAAGTGTATTGATTCGGACGACGACGAAACCTGTTTCCCAGACCTGATAAATCTCAAGAAGATGGCCGATAAGTACAGGACGCGTGAGACTTAAAGTATTAATTATGTAAAACTACTATAAATCATGTCATCCGACCTAAATATAATGGTTGAAGCGAAACGCGAATATCTAGCGCAACTCGCCCTTATCCTGACTCCATTTATGATTGAAGCGTTCCAGAATATATATGTTGAAGCGACTAAACTCTCCAAAGGTAGACAGACACTCGTTATGTTTCAAAAACTTCTCAAAGAGGTTCCAAATTGGTCTAATCAGATGTGTGCTGAACATGCACGTGCCATCACCGATCAATGTGATTTTTTCGGCATCCTACTATCAGCCGTTGTTGTTGCGTGTGTTAAGATTCTGTCTGCAGTTCGTCTCAAGGTTGACAATACGAAGATTAATCTCAGTATTCCCGAAAATGATGTGTTTATCCAAACGTGTTACAACAACATTGCCAAAAATCTTTACAAAGACCCTTACATCTTCCACGAGGAACAGAATGAGTACACGAGGGATGAGGAACTGACAAAGCGTATCTTTATGTGTATTGAAGCTACAGTGAAGGAGTTTGTTCCTGTTAAAGAGATCCTTAGGACTTATATGACCCAAGAATCTCGTCAAATTGATGTTGATGTTGACGGAGATGTTCAAGACACAGAGGATCCATATGTGTATGATGGTTCCGAAGAGATGCCCATTCCAGAACCGGAACCAGAACCAGAACCAGAGTATCTCCCGGAAAATGAACCCATGATGGATACTGAAGAACAAATTCAACCCAATGGTCTCGAAAATGAGTTCAAGATGGTTCCAGGTGTAAAAGTTCCATCACCTGAACCAATGATGGAACCCGAACATGTACAAAATCCTCAGGAAACACGAGAAGATGAAAATGTATTCTTTGATGATGCACCAGAGCAGCGTGTAAAAAAAACTACGTATAATTAAATGGAACTATCCGACTATCTCCGAGATCCAACGACCGCTGCTCTCATAGCTGCGGGTATTACCGCTGGGTACATTCACATGAAGGCTCAACTTAACAATGAAGGTAAATTGGAACTTAATAAGTACACTAAGCCCGCTTTACTCAATGCTATTCTTGTATATTTTATCATAGTCACTGGAATTGGTCGAAGAGAAACCATATCAAGTGATCCTTTTTAGATTTTAACTTAAAGATTACGTATCATTATAACCAAATGACTTCCGTCGGCGCGTTTAATGATATGCTTTCCCAATTTCTTGTGGAATTGCATCGCACTTTTCCAGATGAAAAGGGTATCAAGAAGATGACGACTTCTTTTGAAATACTTAAACAAACCAGCCCGCGTATCGTTATTGATGCATTTATGAAAGGTGTGACACCTTACGCGGATAAGATCTCCGCGAAGGATGAATCTTTCCTTCTAGAGGAGATTGAAACTATTGACTTCCTTAAGGAACTGAACATCAAGAGTTACTGGAGTCGTATGAGTGAGAGTACGAAGGCTGCGACATGGCAATATCTCCAGACCCTGTACATGCTTGGTACAACTATCACAGCTTTTCCAGCTGAAACCCTGTCTATGATCGAGGGTATAGCCAAGGAATGTGCAGGTAAGATGACGGAGGATGGTGGTGAAATTAACCAAGAGGCTATAATGAAAATGATGGGTGGTTTGCTTGGAAGTGGTGGTGCTGCTAGTTTGCTTGAGGGTCTTCCAAAAAAATAAAACTTCTTACACTATATTAAATGAAGACCTGGTTTGATGATCCTCAACAGTTAATTGAATCTGAGAAAATTCATCAATTTTGGCCTAATAAAGATCAAACTCCAGAAGATAGAATCAATTCTGCTTCGAGGTTTATTATTTATGCATGCTGCACAATCTATATTATTCGCCGTGATCCACGTATTTTCATATTGGGAGGTACGGTTTTGAGTGTTCTTTATGTTATGGATAAATCTAAAATGATAAAGGAAACATACGGTATGTCCGCGAGTCAAGATGGTCGTGGGTGTCAGATGCCCACAGAGGATAACCCAATGGGAAACGTTCTCATTACAGACTATACAGATGCACCCAATCGTCTAGAGGCTTGTTATTACCCAACTGTTAAACCATTTGTTAAGCATTATCTCGATGATCGCATTCCTTATGATGCTGGTCGTTCTAGGTCATCTCTTCCAGAATATCAACGTAATGCTGCGGCTCGTCAGTTTGTAACTGGTCCTGTTTCACAGATCCCAGGAGACCAGACTGCATTTGCCGAATGGTTATATGGTTCTAAAAATAAAAAAATGTGCAGATCAAATCCTGAGATGTGCGATCCAAATGTTAGAGGTGTTCAGCTCGAAGCTTTTGCGGGGATCGACTCAGCTGGTGATGTCCGAGGTCTTAGAGGTGGAGGGAGTGTTCGTGGTGGCAGTGGATCCTATAGTTAGATAAATATTCTCATGTAATAATAAATGGCATATCAGCTCCAACCTGGTCTTGCAATCGTTCAAAACTCCCAAGCTCTCCCACCAGTGAGGGCGACCGAAGAAATTTTCGTTTACCCCCAGCCCAGTTCTTTGAATTGTGGTGACTGCCGACCTAATACTATGCTCTATGGTACTGCACCTTATAAGGCGGGTAAGGGTTCGCCAGCACAATTTATTGAAACGTCCGATCAACTTAGACCCCAGAGTACTACCCGTTTCAACAAAACTATAGTCCAGACGTATGAACGAAACTTGTTTCCCCTCTCTAACATGGAATGTAAGGTTCCTCTTCGTACACTTGGTTATGAACCAACCAGTACACGTGCCGAACTTCAGAACGGACTTTTTCAGAAAAGGTATCTTAATAAAAATGTTAATAACAAATAAGAATGGCCGATCCCATTTCACTCGTAGCGATTGCCGGTCTAGTATACGCTGGTAGGTCTTTAAGTTCTAAGTCCACACCACCAAAGGTTATTCAACCCAAGGTTCAGAGTGCACAAATACCTTTACCAGTTAATGATGATGTTCCTGATTTTATTGATAGAGAATTTGCACCTCGTGTTGAAGTTCCTCATAAAGTGGAAGTGTCTAGTTTTGCTGATATCGGTGTACAACACAAAAGTAGTGGACAAGAGGTTTTGAACATGCGTAACCGAATGTATGACACTGGTCATATGAATAATCTTTCACCTGTCGAAAAACAAATGGTTGGTCCAGGTTTAGGTGTTGGTGAAAACACTCCAGCTAGCGGAGGTTTCCAGCAGATGTTAAGGATTAACCCAGTTAACGTCGGTGAATATCGTCTAACTACATTACCAGGTCGTTCTGGTCCAGCTGCGGATACTACAGGTGGTCGAAGAACTGGTTTTGGTGATATGACTCATAATAAACCAGAAACAACTTCGTTTCTCCCATCTCGACGCCCTACAATGGCTGGTCGGGCTCAAGGAATGTCGGGTGCTATTCCTCGTGCGAGTCAACAAAAAACTATGCGCACTACTAACCGTTCAGAAACTGGTATGCGAAATGACGGTCTTGGTTTCAATGGTGCCAAGCGTTTCATTTCCGCTCAAACAGTGTCCCAGGACCCAACCCGTTTCAAGACTGACCGTAACGATGATCAATACCAATATTACAATCAACCAGCCCCCGGTATCACTAACTTCCGAGGTGCTTATACCGATAGTGCTGCTTCTAAGGTAACCGATAAGACCAATGAACAGCTCATGAAGTATGGTTTCCGCGCGGAAGATCGTCGTGGTAAACCTAACCGCATGGGTAACGCTGGTCGTATGAATGTTAGAGAGTCTGCTCTCAAGACTGGTGGTGCCCTAACTTCGGTAAGGTCGGATACTACACGCATCGATGGTCGTATGAATGCAGCCAATGGTGGTTGGACACAACAATACCAGCAGAAGCCTTATCATCAGTTGAATGCCTATAAGGGTAATGCGAATCCAAACACCAACCATCTCAATATCGCTAAGCGACAACTCCAGAACAACCCACTCGCACACAGCCTCTCTCAGTAAAAATTACAGTTTTGTAATTAGACAAAAACAATCATTAAAATATTATACATATATTTTAATGAAGGTTCATACCCTTGACATAGATAGTAGTGAACGTGATACCGAACTGTATCCATATGCAAATAGTTATGTAGTGAGTTTAAAAAACCCTATTTACGACGTTTCTAAGATTTCACTTGTATCCGCTCGCATTCCAACACCACAATTAACCACATGTGCAACAAATAAAACATTCAGTATTCGTGATTCGGGTGCACCAAATATACTGACTCAAGTTACACTTGACGAAACAAATTATACAAGTGGTACTACTCTCGCATCGGATCTTGATCTCAAAATGCAACCACCTTTGACCTGTATAGATTCTGTTGTATTTGACTCAGATACAGATGCTCTTACATTCTCTAATAGTGAAGCGAGTAACACTTTTACTTTCGAGTTCTACGATGGGACAAATGGATATTCAAGTAATGTAGCTCTCAATACTACACCTCATCAGGTCATGGGGTTTTCCTCTAAAAACCCAACAATTAGTACCAGTATTGTATCTGGTGCGATTAATTTAGAAGGACCTAATTCACTTGTTGTTCGTATTACGGCGGGTTCTGATAAGTTGACAAAGTTTGTCTATTCGTCTACACCATTCTACACTGGTCATATCTTACTGGATGGATCAGACTTTATCAATTTTACCGGTACTGACGACCCCTTAACACATGAGTTTTATGGTGGTCCCCAAAAACATATTAGAGATCTTCATATCGAATATTTTTATATGAGTCACGGACGTTTAATTCCGTATGATTTTAGAAATCAAGAACATACAATAAAGTTTGAAATTACTTGTTCTACTGATAAATTGGAAGGACTTCCAAAAGTTCCGCTGGAAAATGTTGCCGATGAGCCAAAAATAAGTATCCCTGAAATTGTAGAGGATACTTATCCATGGAAAGAATATCTTTCGATTGGTGGGATTATTTTATTGGGTTTCATTTTGATGGTAATTATGCGCCGAAAACCAAAACTTACCTAACGACCGCGTACACAGGTTGAGCAGGTTTGGAAACGCGAGTAGACACGGTAGAAATCACCAGGTACACCACAATGGAAAGGAGAGTGGTGAGGACCGCGGTGAGTGTGTATTGAGTGCCACCGTTTTTGGGTACCTTAATCACTTGTTGAATGAACCATCGAACAAGGTCCATCCACGACATGGCAGCCGCGAAGGAGAAACCCGCAACGATTGCGTTGAGGGATTGAGTCTCGAGTTCTTGAGTCACGAGGCTCACGGCATTAATTGCTTGAGCGGACATATCGTTCGACATTATGGGTTTATATTATAGGGTAGGAAAAAAATTATTCGGGTAACAATTCTTCCTTCTCTACTATTTTTTTATATTTAACTTTTCTGATGAAATTAGATTTTGCAAAAATCTGTTCGTCATCATCTGAATCTTCATCTGTACTAGTTCCTGAATCTTCATTATTTGACACTTTAAACGATTTATATTCAGACAATGTCCACCCCTGAGGCTCCTCATCATCCGATGTGTTCATTACTATTAATAGCATTTTTTAACAACTCTTCTGTCGGGTTTTGAGGCACCCATTCATCCCATTGGTCGTATGCATTGTTTATCTGGAGAAATGTTGGGTCGTTTCCTGAATATCTTTCGAATGGGGGGCAGTCTTCTATGGGCACATCTGAATCTTCATCTGTACTAGTTCCTGAATCTTCATCACTCCCCCCTTCATCATATATTTCTGGCATGATAGAACCAATTGTCTTACCAACTGTGTTTATTGCACAATACTTCATCGCATATTCCATATCTTCTGAAAGAATTACGTCTCTTCCACAAGCTTTGCAATATTCAGCTGCGAGTAATGTACTCTTCTCTATAACGGGCTGAACGATATTAATCATGGTATCAATGTACTGTTTCATCATATTGTCACCTGCATCACCAAATCCAGTTTGTATGTTCATTTTAATATTTAACGTCAAAAATAGTTCGCGCAATTCCCTCGCGTACACGGAGAATATTGTAACTCGCAGCGTATACACGTATTTGTCTGTTATAATCTGAACATGCTGTAAGACTTAGGTTGAGGATTTGTTCTTTTATAAGACTGAAGTTTACTTGACCCGTTGGATACCACTTTTCCGGTTCAAGTGCAAAACTATAAGAATAAAATCTTCTTAAAAGTTGTGTTTTCGAATGGTGAATAGCTGCTTGGATTGCTTTAAGAAATATGACATTACCTATATCCTGTGTGATTATGTCTACTCCATCAAGGTCTAGTGTGAGATATTTAAGATTTTCATAGAGAACATAGGCGTCATTGTCTGTGAGTAATGTGTTATCATAGTCGAAAGGTGTAACAAACTCCCCTTCACCTGTACCAACTTCCCCTTGACGTTGAATAACAAAATACAATTCCTTAACAGAATTAAGAAAGTCTAATTT